AAAACCTACACCAAACAGTTAATCCGTGTCAACATCGCATAACCAGTCGAATTCGACGTGGTTATGTTTCACTCTACTCGAAATGCGATTCCACCAATTCATTAATGTAATTTGACAAAATACCGCACTTTCTCATTCCGCGTTCGTCTATGACGTATCCGTTCTCGTCTCGTTTTAACGGTTCTGCCTTAGCCGCAACCATAACGGCCATGAGTGCTTCTGATCTAGCTTTTCCGCTGTCAGCCAATTGTGCGCGTGACTTAAGACCGCACCTCTCAGCCCACTCTCCGCGCTGGATAGAGTTTGATCCTTCTGGGTAGATTATAATTCCGCGAACATCTGCAAAGCGGCTTCTGGCGGCGTCTGCAATTCGTGATAGGTAGTTCGAACACAGCCATCTAGCAACTGATGCAGTAGGCGTTACAACCTCGATTATTCCAGGAGCATTTCTCATCCATCCCATTTGCAAATCGTTAAACCAAGCCGCCATAATAACGCGGTCAGTTTCGCATTCATCTGCCCAATCTGGGCAACGCGATAGCTTTTCACGTAGCGAGTTTGGTTTTTCGTCCTGCTGGTTTTTGTATTTTCCGCCAAATCCGCTCATAATTTTCTCCCTGATGCACGTTCAATCCAAGAGGCCCACGTTTTTCTCCACCCTTTAACGGAACGGCGTGTGCCAGCTTTCGATCCGTTTGAAAAGCATTCAACAAGCTTATACCATTCGGCCATTATTTGGTCGGGCTGCCAGTTGAGTTTCTGGGCATATTCTCCCCATTCGAGCGGAAGGTCAGACGTTGGTGATATTTTCACCATAGCCGCCGCAGGAATAGTATCAAGGTTTTCGTGGTCAAAAAAATCAGGAACACTTACCGCCTGACCATCCGCGCGTTTTACGCGTGGTGGTCTAACATCTTTCTCATCTTCTCTTCTCTGATCTACTCTACTCTCCTCTCCTCTCCTCTCCTCTGGTGCGTCAAGTTGCTGACAATTGGTTGTCAACTGGTTGTCATGTGGTTGACAATTGGTTGTCACAAGTCCTAACTCTATAAATTTGCTAATGTTTGGTTCTTGGTCTAATTGGCAAATTTTACGCAAAACGGCTGGACTACCTGGCAATTTACCTTCTGTGTCTGCTGCGGCTATCCACAGGCTTACAAGCTGACCCTTCTCTGAATCAGATAGCGCTGCCCATTTTTGGTTTGTCATTAGGCTACGGTGTATCTTAATCCAAGGAGGAGCGCCCCTGTCTTTACGAAAAGACTGCCATTCATCCCAATCGTGTATCTTCATTTTGTTAACCTCTTTTTCCAAAAGGTCTCCCGCGTAGGGTTATACCCATCCGCCAGCACTTGGCGCATACGGCTGATCTAGATACACCAATAGACGCGCTGATCTCGTAGCTCGTATGTCCTAGCTTAGCCATGCGCTGTAGCATTGATAGACGATCATCAGTCCAGTCAATTTTGATTTTAGGTGATCTCATATCAAAACTTCCTGCTTATGGTCTTCAGAAAAGCGCTTGTGTGCCAAAGATAGATTTATAATTGCTTGCTTGAAGTAACTATCCTTAAGCTCAATGCCAATCGCCTTTCGACCTAGGCTGACAGGGCTGTAAACCTCGCTTCCAACACCCATGAACGGCGTTAGAACTGTCTCTCCATCGTTTGAGTATAGGGTGACAATCCGGTCAATAACGTCAAGCTGTAGCGGATGGACGTGCTTCTCGTCATCCTCTTCTTTGCTATCCCGAAACGGTAGCACGTTATCAATTCGCACATCGTCCCAAACTGATGATGCATAGCGCTGCCAAATGTAGTGAGATAGCTTATTTGTCTTTGGATCATCCCAATCGTGATACTCTCGGTTAAGGAACTCCCAAAGCTCTTCTGCCGTTAGCCGTTTTTCATTCTGGTTATTCCAAGCGTCAAGAATATTCGGCAAAATTGGAGTTGCCCCAGCGTAGTATGATAGACCGCGCGGATGTGTAACTGGAACTTCGCTATTACCAGCTCTCTTGAACACAAGAACATAATCAGGCATAGCGGTGAAGCTCTGCGTGCTGTCCTCAACAATCAGTTTATGCATAAGGCTTTTCACCATCGTACGCATACGAACCTTAAGTGGCTCTTTCCAGACTGTAATTCTGTTGCGATAGTGGAATCCGTACTTTTCATGCATGCGGATGATCTCATGCGGGAAGTCCCATAGACGCTCGGTCTTGCTGTCCATAACGTCCGTGCAGTGAACAGCCGTAATACGTCCAGGCTTTGTCACTCTGGCAATTTCAGCAATAAGCATTTCATACTGTTCCAAAAACTTTTCTTTGCTATCGCAGTTTGAAAAGTCATTAGGGCTGCTGCTGTAATTGTATAATCCAGCAAACGGCGGGGAATAGACAGATAAATCAATGCTTTCGTCTGCTATAGACGGCAAGACATACATGCAATCAGAGTTATAAATTGCATAATTATCTGTGATTTTTTGATCTTTTACTGAACCTTCCATTTTACTTCCCTCCTAAGAAAGTTGGCAAAACAAGTTTGTTGGCAAACTCTTTGCCTGATGTATTTATGCTTTTGTTGACTGCCGAGTTTAATTTTGAGAACAGGGCATCGGCCTTGACCTGCTTTTCCTTTAGGGCTGTGATTACCTTTTCCTGACCTTCGCTATAAACTAGGTCAACAGTTACTGGGTTCTTTTGCCCAAAGCGCCAGAAGCGGCGAACAGCCTGATAATACTGTTCATAGCTGAATGTCGGGAAAAAGACTGTGTGGTTGCAGTGCTGCCAATTAAGCCCGAATGAAGTTATTTTTGGCTTAGTGATAAGGCGGCTAATCTTACCTTCAGCGAATGCCAGTAGTGTATCTTCTTTCTTTTCTATACTGTCTGAACCCTTGACCTCTGCCGCATCTTTATCAATGGATCTGATTAGCTCGGCTTCAGAATTAAGGTTGCACCAATAGACAGAAGTTCCTGCTTTTTGCGCTAAATCAACAGCAATCTCGCAGCGCTCTTGCAGTGTTTTTTTTGTCTCTTCCCTGACCTCTGTCAAGCGTGATGACGGCCTAACAAACATTTCCATCTGACCATTAATTTCAATCGGATGTTTGTTTTTAACCAAAACATCATTTACGGTTAAAGACGGGAGAATGTGTCGGCTATCGTCAAAGCCAAGGTCTGACGGCTTACGCATTGACGTTGCCCAGCCTGAAACCCAACTAAAGAAATCATCAGTTGCGTGTGGCTTTAAAATCCACTTCACGCCAATATCGTTAGGCGACAAGCTGCTTTCACGATTGGTAAAAAACCGCCCGAGCATGTCAACATAACCAAGGTGACCAAGTGCCTCGCTGGCCGTTCCAAGCTCAACAAAATCGTTAGGAGATGGTGTGGCAGTTGATAGAAAACGATATGGAGCCTTGCGAAGAAATGCGTTTACGGTAATGCGAGTTGCGCCGTCCGAATTTTTAAGGATGCTGCTTTCGTCTAGCAAAATCACAGAGAAATCGTCTGGGTTAAACTTTTCAATTTGCTCGTAGTTGCAGAGTACTATTTCCTTTGTGTGACTTCCAGTGCGTGAATATTCGATGCTGTTAAATCCATACTTCTCAGCCTCTTTTATAAACTGAAAAGCAACTGCCAAGGGCGTTACAATAAGCGCTGGCTTATTAAATGTCTGTATGTAGTTTTGTGCGACACTAAGTTGAACAATCGTCTTACCTAGGCCTGTATCTAAGAAAACGGCATGGCGACCCATACGAACAGTTTTATCTACTACAAACTTTTGATAGTCAAAAAGTGCATCAGAAGAGAAAACTGGTTTAATTCCGCTTTCAATTACAGAGTGACGTTTAGTGTTAATGAGTTCTAGGTACTTATTCATAGTAACCCTTCCGAGGTTATAGTGACCGCCCCCCGTGGAAGGGTGACAGGGCGTAGGCGGTAGCGAACCGCAGCGGCCAAGGCGAATAATACATAAAACTTATACGAAAGCAATAGGGGAAATATAAAATTGTAATGCTTATCACATCTGAAAACGGAAGATTTTCATTTAATGAATAAATTCATAACCTTGCTATAACAATTCAAAGCCCAACCGCGCTCAGAGCCTCTTCAACAGAGCAAACAACAGCCGCATGACCGCGCCAGTCTCGGAAGAATTCAACCTGTGCCGGTGTAAGATCGCCGCGCTTTTTCGGCCCGCTCTTTAGCTCGAGAACATACGTCACCCCTGCGCGACCCGCCAGAATATCAACTGGAAATCCGATTATCTGAACACTGCATCCAGCTGCCCTAAGCGCCGCGACAATCTCAGCCTGCACCAGATCGACCTTGGCGGCTCTTCTCATATCGTTGTGGCCTTCCTTGTAAGTCTGCGTCCGGCCCTGCAAGCCAGAAAGGAACACTAGCGGAGCGTTTTAGGCCTAAGCCTTGGACATGAGCGACCGGACCGGACGAGCTTTATAATTGCATAAAATAATCTGACGGGCAACAACGCAATAATATTTCACAGATTGTTCTTGCGTGTGACGCGCTGCGCGTCTATAGTCTGTGCATGGACAACGCGCCGCAAGCGTAAAAAGGAGACGAAAAATGAAGATCATCACATACAGCACGAATGAAGACGTGATCAGCGGTTTGGTTGAAGCTGGTCAACTTCGTGAAGGCGCTACCGATAAGACACTGTTCTCGGCTCTGCTTGTAATTCCGGCTCTGGCCAACGTTAAAGCAACATCGAAAACTGGCAAGAAGATGATCGCGCAGGAAGTTGAGCGTCTTCGCCTTGCATATATCGGCGCGCGCAGCGCTCTGGGCCAGCCCGCGTATTTCTGGACGGTGGAGGCATAAAATGACACGCCAAGAAGCAATCCAAATCATGGTTAAAGTTCAAAACCGCCCAGAGAATCAAGACCAAGACATCCTAACATTCTGCGGTTTTATGGACACTTCCGAAGAGATTTTGGCTCACGCAAAACGCTATGGATGGGAGGGCTAATAAAATGACAGAACGCAAAACCATCGACATGACAGCACTAGGTTTCAGGCCAACATTCACGTCAGCGATTTATTTCGCAATCGTTAAGTTTAACGACAAAATGAAGACGTATCCAGATGGTGACCAGCTGAGTTACCTGAACACAAAACCAACGTGGGTCGGGTATTTCCCTGAAGAGGTTGGCTACAAATATCAGGACTTGTGCCAGTACCAGCGCCACCACGGATGCCAAAGCGGAATGAAGATTGACGTTGACGGCACTGTCACGCTCTACACGTCAGAACAACTCGATAACGACTATGACCGCGACAGCGACAATAGCACGATGTCTGAAACTAACGATTATCACTGGCAGAATGAAGACAGAGACATTGAGCGCGCGCGTGAAGCAGGTAGGATTTCAGAATGATCTTAAGCACAGAAGCCGAAGCAAAAAAGTGGTTTGCTGAAATCTCTCCTCTTGGCGAATACGATCTTAGCCTGTCATTCCTCAGAGAGATCGAGCCAAATTTATCTCTGATTCCGATCAACGTCATAAACAGAATTGAGCGCCTGTTTTCTGGAGTTATAGACAAATCACCGAAAAGAAATCCGCTCAATTACGCTGTTAAATTGATGCGCGAGGAGATCGCGTCTCGCAGAAAAATAGAAGATGTCACTCCAGAAAACGTAAAAGACGCAGACATCATACGTCTGATTAAATCGGGGATGAAATCGGAAGAGATCGCGAAGAAGCTGAACTGCACCGTCAACAATGTTGTTTGCACAAAGCGGCAGATGAATAAGAAGCCACAAACAGTCGAAGAGGAGCAATGAAATGAAATATCTACTAACAGGCCTAATCATAGGCGTATTTATAGGGCAGAACATAGCCTACACAGTTGCGTATTACAACCCGCGAACCGTAGATGTTCCTGTGATCGGAGAATGCGCAATACCGAGAGAAGTGGCACGCATGCGCGGGCTTATGGAGACTATGAAGCTTCCTGTTCTTAATAGCGCAGAACAGCGTGTACATGAGATTGATTTGATCGCTCAGTTGATTGAGGAGGATTTGAAATGACAGATAGACCTATTTTGTTTAGCGCTCCGATGGTGCGCGCTATTCTCTACGAACGCAAGACGCAGACGCGTCGGGTGGTGAAGCCGCAGCCAGTTGATCGTGGTGGAGGCAGTCTCTCAATCAGCTATGCGGCAGGAAAAATGAACCACATGGGGCCTGCTAATTTTATGCTTGAGAAGCTGGCACAGTATGGATGCCCATACGGCAAGACTGGTGACCGCCTGTGGGTGCGTGAGGCATTTTTTATTGATGGCGGCAAGGGGTCTGTACGATACCGCGCAAGCGGCCACGTTTCGCCATTCGGATGGAAGCCCAGCATCCATATGCCGCGCTGGGCAAGCCGCATCACGCTGGAAATCACAGGGGTGCGGGTCGAGCGTCTGCAGGATATAAGCAATGCAGACGCTATGTCTGAGGGAATTGAGGAATATCTCGGAATAAAATACACAGGGGAAAAACCACCAGCAGATGGACGGATAAGGTTCTCTGAGCTGTGGACAGAAATAAACGGCCCTGATAGTTGGTCAGCAAATCCTTTTGTTTGGGTGATCGAGTTTAAGAGGGTTATGCCATGAACAAAATCCAAGCCAGCGAAAAAGTCACTGACGCGCTAATTACAGCGCTTCAGACGACGATAAGAGCCAGCGCACCAATGCTGACAATGGACGACCGCAAAGCCGTTGCAATGGTGCTTTATGATTATGCTGATCAACTGGTCGCCGAGAGCGACAGAAGGGATGGGAGGTGATGAATGACCCCGCATGAAATCACCACCGCCCGCGAAACCCTCGGCCTAAGCAAAACCGCATTCGCTGAACTTCTCGAACTCGGAAAGAACGGCAGAACAACCGTCCTGCGCTGGGAGAAAGGTCTGATGAAATGCCGCAAAACGAAGCTGATCGAAATGCTGGTCGAAAAGCACTTGACTTCAATTGCAAACGGTAGTTTATTGAGTTCGCAACGCGGTAGCAAGCCGCAGAAAAGGAAGTGAAGAAATGAACGACAACAATGTAAATCCGCTTGATGCAGCACTCCATGCCGTCAGCAAAATCGAAACATGGTCACAGCGCGAACAGCGCCTCTTGGAAGGCCGCAGCAGTCCGACAGGCTGGCCGATTGTGCGTCTGGATGATGGAATCAGCATTCCGCCGAAACCGTTTATGCCGAAGACGTATGACGATCCGCTGTCTCCGGCTCGCGGTGTTATCAATGGCGTGCTGCTTTCGATTCCGATTTGGGCGCTGATTGTGTTTGTTGTTTATGAGGCTGTGAAATGATCGACACCCCCCTAATTAACGAAATCCGCGAAGCCGCAGCGCAGGGAAAGACGTCGCTGCATGATGAGAAGGTGTGCAGCCGCTGCAACGGATACAGGCTCGTTCCGTTTGGGATTTTGAGTTTCAAAGAATGTCCAAAGTGCAACGGAACCGGAAAGGAGAACGCGAAATGACTGAAGTAAGCAAGGAAGCTGTTGATGCTTTAGCAAAAGCTGTTTGGCCGCTAACAACAGTTAACGGTGAAGTAACTGAGATGTCACGGGTAGCTTCACTTACTGTGGCTGATAGACTTTCGAAACTTGGCTACACCATCGCGCCTATTGCCCAGCCAGTAGCCGACGAAAAGCTGCGGGAGGCTATTAAATCTGTTGAGGAAACAAGCCGTCGTGCAACTGACTGCGGCTATAGCTGGCCCATCATTAAGGATGCCCTTGACGAACTTGCAGAGCTGCGGGCTGAGGGGCAGTGGAGGCCGATTGATACACTGCCGGACAGTCTGGATAGGGCAGATTTGTTTGCGACATATATTGGGAAACCATACAGGCGCTACATTGATTGCAAACGCGATAAGCAATTTAACCGCTGGTACTTTGAATGTCCTGAAATGGGCTGGCAACCAGTTGGAGGCGGCGGAATACATATTACGCACTATTGCGTTCCGAAGCTCCCCACCACGCCAGCAACAGGAGAAGAACAGAAATGACCTTCACCAATGCAGACGTATGGCCTCAGAAAGACAACGAGCGCTTGATTAAACTCTGGAACAAGGGGCTAACGACCTACGAAATCGCGAAGAAATTAGGCCGCAGCCGTGACGCAATCTGCGGTCAAGCACGGAGGCTCCGCCAGAAGCTAGGCGCTGATGTAGTCCCGTCTCGGCTGACATGTGCGCAACGCGCGAAGCTGGCTAATGAACGTGGTGCGCTCAAGACGTTGGATGGGGGTGTGTGATGGCTAAGATGATTAGCTTCTATGGAAGCAGTGATGATAATTTCGGTTACGATGTGAACGGTAAGGGTGGCGATGAAATCGGATGCTACAATAAAGCCGCACGTTTCACCGTTGTTTCTGGCGTCGATAGTTTACAGGTATATGGCATATACGCTCCTGATGTAGTCGAGGGAAGTGTATGGGTTGTCGGCGTTGCCTTGGCTGATGAAGATATACCTTTGCCGAATTGGCCAATGTACTACAGCGTTAACCAGAACGGATATTCCGTTCAGCTAAATATTGATTGTCCTGATGACGTTAAAATAATCCGCTCTAGTGGAGAAGAAGAATGACCCCCGAACCCGCCGAGCTGAAGCCTTGCCCGTTTTGTGGTAGCAGCGAAATCAAACTCGTGTACCTACACAACGTCAGATGGGGCGCTACTTGTGATGCCTGTGACTGCCTCACAGACGACAGCAGCGACACGAAGGAAGAAGCTGTTAAATTCTGGAACACGCGCACCACGCCAGAGAAGGAGTGAATTATGACTGAAGAAACACAGAAATGGGCTCTAGATGCTGTAGCAGCAATAACTGGTCTGGACGTATTGGAGATTCTAGCCTCCCAAGGCTACACCATCTGCCGCGAGACGATGACAGAGGCGGAGCTTGAGCGGGAGG